TTATATTTATAACATCTATAATAATTATCACCCATTGTATAAATTGCCATAAAAACAAATCCACGATAAAATCCTAAATAATTATTTTTCATAATAAAAAATATATAATGTTATATATATAAAAATATAAAATGTCGGAAGAAAATATATTATCTAAGATTGAGAATTGTTATAACATTTTTAAAGGCGATAATCCTGAAAGCAACTTAATTCAATTATGCATTTTAATATTTGATTATGTTGGGTTTAATTTGTTATCTGAACATGGCTATTATATTATTACTATGGATGTTGGAGAGCAACAAAAAAATATCTTGACTGAAAGTGATCCAATTGAAAAAAGCAGAGCCATATTCAGATATGTTTTATTTTTAACTATTAATTATCATTTGTTTACAAATTTTTGCGGCCTATTGGGCACGGCCGATATTGTGCCAGAAAAAGATCTGATTAAAACTTTTAATCCTGATGATCCTAAAAAAAAAATAGTAGATAAAGTAAAACTATTATACGAATTAAAAAATCATACAAATATTGATTTTCCAATATTGAATGAATATGTATTCTCAAAAATTGATATTGTAAAAAAGTCATTAAAATATTTTTTAGATTTATTCGATGACGAATCGGCAATATTATATAATCAAGAAAAAAGAAGAATATTTAAACCAGCCGTATTTGGTGTTTTGACTTTAGATCTTCCAGAGGATGACGAATTAAAAGAGATGATAAGAAAATCGAATATTGTTATTAATGCAGAGGATGAAATTTAATTTTGTAAAGCTAATGTCGACATAGAATTTTTAATTCCGATTGGTAATTCAATTTTTAATTTATCCGTAAACTCATTTGTATTGATATTACTTTTTTCAAATAATTTAACATATTCATTATATATATCATTTAAAAATGCATCCCCATCAATTCCCCTATCTTCTATCTTCAAAGACAATAATTTATATATTTCTATTGATAGTTTATGATATTCTTTGCTGGCTAATAATTCAGATTCTAAACGATCCTCTATTTTCATATATAATGATATACTTGTTAATGTACCAATTATAAATGATATAAAACAATTTGCTGCGGATATATAATTTTGTTGAATATAATTTGTTAAGGCCACGGCGATGATTGCATTCAAAGATGATAATACAATTATTGGCAACTTAAACCATATGACAATATTCTTAACATTAAAATAATGTTCTTTATGATGGTTTTCTAATTCTATAGAATTTAATCTTATGTCATTTAATAATGATTCAATTTCCGCATTCCAATTATTAGAGCTTGTACTCATTGTATATAATTATACTTTTTTTTGTCAAAAAAAATATATATCAATTGCATATGATCGCTTTGGGTAAAGCCTTTGCAAAGGCTTATATATACAAGAATCAAACTCTTCTCCCGTAATTATGTTTATAACTTATTGTATCCGGCTTATATTGTATTACAAATTTTATTTGCCTTTTCTCATCAATTGTTTTTATTCTATATGCTAATCTTTTTTTTGGGTTTATTTGTCTCCATCTATAATAGTTTTCTGTCTCATCCACTTTATAATGTTTTAGGTCGTGGTCTTGAAGCCATTTCAAACACTCATCTATTGTGTTTAGATGTTTATTAAATAATACAGATTGAATCTCTGACATTTTTTTGGGGTGTTTTATACTCTATATGTTATGTAATATTTTATGTATCATATTTTTTAATTTATGATCATTATTTTTTTTATCATCACTCCAACATTCTAAAAATTTTTCATAGTCATCATATTTATCTGTATAGTAATCACATAAAATACAAAACCTCCCGCAATTCTGCGAATAGTAATCTTGTATATCTCTATTATTAATAGCATATGGTTTAAATGGTTTCAAAAACTCTTGAACGGAGATTGGGGGATGAAATCCGAAACTATCAAAATATAAACCATGGCCACTCTCAAATATTTTAGCAAATACCCAATGTGTGCCATTGCCCTTATCACTATCTTGCATATTAATATAATAACTCCCAATTTCCCTTGGGGCTCTACCCTGTACCAATTCATCTTTACTAAACACACCAACAATCGGCAATTTTAATTTATTAGCCATATCTTCTAAATCAATATTTGTCATCATCTTGCATATATATTATCAAATATAAAATTATTAGATTAAATTAAAGACTCACATATTTATGTGCATGGTGGCTAAGGCCTCCACCTCCTGCCGGTAAGAAGCTGCCTCCAGATTTTGTACTCCTCAAAGGATTATATCCGCCATTTTGATTTACATTGCTAAAAAATGGATTCATCTGCGGCGAATTAGTTTTGCCATATGGTGATCCTAATTGAATCATGCTGCCGGCCGGTGGCTCTGGTGCCACGATTTGCCTATTAGATGGCCTAACAATTGCACCTCCGGATTTAGGATTTTTATGATGAACTTTAAGTACATTTTTATGGTGTAAACCATACCCACCATAACTATGAGTAAGTGGCCTATATCCCATTTGTTCTGCCATATGGGCCGATTCTCTTGGGTTCATCATACTATGATATCCGGCACTGTGTGCCATAGAATATGGTTCGAAATGTGAAACATGATGTGCCACATGGTGTGCTGCATGGTGTGCTGCATGGTGTGTAGGATGGTGGGCTGGCTGATGTGCGGCATGGTGTGCGGCTTTATGGTGAGTCTGATGCGGCTCTGGTGTATGATGCTTGGTTAAATGACTTGAGCCATAACTTCCGACTGCATGCCCGAAAGATTCTCCCAATGCGGGATCAACACCAAATTTAGCGGCGGCCATTTTGCCAAGATGTTTGCCGGCAGTCGGTAAAACTGATGCGACTAAATGTTTGCCTGCACTTTTTAACATATCATAAAAGCCCTCGCCTTTCTTAAATTTTAATAAATGGTGTTTGCCCTTCTTATGTGCGGCATGTATTTTTTTTAATGTGGTGGGATGTAGAACAACAATATGTTTGCCCATATGATGCATATGACTTGGATTAATTACCAAGCCAAGACCCATCGACAAGGCCTCGACCTCATCTTTATCTAAATTCATTGGAACGGAATGCATTCTGTGAATGTTCTCTGTGAGAATTGACTCTGAGAGTAAGTTCAAAAAAATAAGTTATATTATATTTATCATTTTATTTTTATTTGAAATTAAATTAATTAAGCAATCTCTTGACCAGTTGCCATATTTACCGTGATGGATTTTTCGTACTCTACAAACACCATAAGATCTATAGCGACATTTGCCAAGTTCTGACATTGAATTTGAACAGACCTTGCCATACCTTCCTCACTTGGAATAATACGACTTGCATTACCAACATAATATCTATATAGGTATTGCCATTCTTTGAACCCAATAAGACCAGACCCAAGACCAGTAGTTAGTGAGCCGTTCAACTGGTTAATGGAAACCATTTGTTCATAAAAGTCTTCAAAGTTGTATTGCAATTGTTGAATAAATAAGTTAGTGCCAGAAATAAGAATTTGGAAGTTTCCAAGAGGGATAGGATCGGGGGTTGCTCCAGTTGTGGAAAATGGAGATAATAGGGTTGATGAAATAACGGGTTGCACACCTACAGCGGTTGCAACATTTGCATTGGTTGTTAAAGATGTATACACCTGAGATGCTGAATTAACTCCATTAGGTGATGATGTACCTGAAGATGTCAATAACGGTACGACTATTACGTTCTTAATATTAGGAATCCCGTTACTAACCAATATGTTAATATTAGCCCCAATTGATTGGTTAGGGAAATAAAATTGGAAGATGTCATTGTATAGGATTTTCTTAGTGGGAGTTAATTCTAAGAAACGAGTTTCGGCCAATGGGTTCATAGCAAATGCGGGTGCATACAATCTGCATTGTGTAATTGGGCAAGTTGCGGTAGAACTAATTGGGAACTGTGCAGTAAATTGGCACTTAGCAATAGAAACAGCAAAATTAACAGTTTGTGCAACTGCCGCAATAGGATTTCCATTTGGGGTTCCTGCATTAGAGTTGGCAATTTGTAGAGGATTAATATTATAACCTCCTTGTCCTAAATCATTAGATGCTAACATAAGCGGGTTAGTTGCACCTCCTCCCAAAATATATGGTGATGTGGTTAAACTAATTCCGCCATATGAAGTCTCATAAGCGGACGATAAAGTACCTTGTACAACAGGTGGCCCATTGGTACCTGTAACAGCGGGAACTACTGTAATTTGTCCGTTAATATACTGTGCAGTAAATGAGCACTGGTTAGTATTCAAATAAATTCTCATTGTAGATCCTTTTAGCAATGGTAATTTTTCAAAGAAGTTGCAAATATCCTTAAGTCTAATAACTGCGGGGATTTGAATAATTCTGCAAGCAGTTCCGCCATTGTTGCTAATGTTTGCCTGAAATAAAGTTCCCCAAGCATTTACCGCTGAAGCAGAGCCTGTAGGTGTTGATGTGGATAATAGCAATCCCTGATTAGCGGAAACGCTGGAAATTGTAAATGACCCAGCAAAACCAAGACCAGTATTTGCACCTGCATTTGCATATGCGACTGAGTATGTGTAAGCGGTTGGGGTTCCAGTTGTGGTGGTTGCTGAATCAAAATTAATCCAAGATTGTCTTTTTTGTAATCCACAGTTATGCAACATTCTTAGAGTTGCATTTGGGGTTGTGCATTTAGTTGTAAAGTTATATACAGCTGGAATTCCACCAGCGGATACTTGGCCAGTATTTCCTTGGAACGATAGGAAAGCATTAAGTTCTACATATTCGCAATTTCTGTTATTACTAAGACCAGTGCCAGAAGTATTTAATTGATTTTCTGTTGCAGCGGCCAACACAATATTACCATTATTTTGAATAATGTTATTATATACCCAAGAGTCCGCAGTATCTGGATAGAAACCACAAATTGCGCCCCAGTTCTGAACATCAGCATATGACCACGATGTAAGGGCGCGGAAACTACTAAATACATTTAAAAATGGCACCTGCTGAACTACATTTCTGTTGTTAAATTCAACAGTCATTGCATGGATCATCTGCCAATATCCGTTTTTCATACCAACAACCCAATCATAGCAGGCCGTTGTTGATAGGGCGGTTGCACCAGCGGGTGCCTCAAATTGTATAACCAATGGCATTAAAATAAAAGCCTCAGACCATCCAATCCACATCAATTTTGTTATTAATCTCTTATTGTCTCCAATAAGTTCAGACTATATCTTAAGAAATCATCATAGGTTGCTAATCTATTCATTCCCACTACCATTTAGTCGTTGAGCCTTCCCCATATCCTTGCATAACGGACTTAGGGGCTTGGTTGCGGATTGTCTCTATTCTATAACTTTTTACTATACCTATAGTAGTTAACTATAGCCATTATAATATTTCTATTATAACTTAGTATTATAGACCTAACGAGATATCCCCGCAATTTGGAAGTGTCGCCCTATAACCATTTTAACAAATGGCTATAGGACTTGCCCACCTTTTGGATGGACACGGGCAGTGTGGAGGTTTACCCGAGTTACTTAAACTGGTAGTATCCAGTACAATTTGGGAACTGTATGACCCATTATTGTTATCATTCACATACAAATATTGCTTGGAGGTAAATTCACTTGTAGTGTATAATTCGGTAGAAACCGCATCTTCATACACGAGATGATCGCCCATTTTCTTTGTTTGAAATTAACCAAAAAATATTAATGTGATATTTATGTTATTATATTTATAGATACATAAAACAAAAAAAAATAATTAATTATGGTATTATTTTATCCAAATGAAATATATTTCTTTAGCGGTCTTGTTTTCTTAATTGATAGGTGTTTTAACTTTTCGGTGGCTCGTCTTACTGAGTGGCTCTCTGATGCTTTATGCACACCTTCCCCATAAACTTCTGCTGGCTTATGTCTATCCATATTCATATGTTGTCTTCGTGGATGATGGAGGGTTGTCCTCGTATTTCCAATTAACATTGGATGCACTCGTAATCTCATTTTTTATTTGCTTATATTATATAATATAAAATAATTATTTATTTTATTAATCCCATTTCACCTTCATCTGAAATATTAACTAATATAACAATCGTAGGGTCTTGTATGGCAACCGCTCTTTGATTTTGGTCTAAAATCTGGATAACAAATTCGTTGTAATTTCCTTCCAATACATCGATGAATGACATCTGAGGGGGAATAATACTAAAATAAGACCCAAAGGTTGCAGTTGCTGGAATTCCAAAAGAATATAGCAAACTATTTGGGATAGAGTATTTATTATTTATTAAACTACACGTTAAAGTAAAGCTGGCAACTGGTGATACTTGCGGAGTTGTTTGCGATAAGAAAGAAACAACTGATGTTTTACCATATGGGGCGCTGGCCGTAGTTGGTTGTGTCCAACTTGTGGTATTATTAGTTGTGATGGTTGCTTGTGCCGTATTTAATGGATAATATCCAGTGGCGAATCCCAAAACAGATTGAAAGTTATTGTTTAATATATAAAACATTGGGTAAATATATTGTGTTGTTATTGTTGGGATTGCCCAAGTTGCACCAGTTGGTAAAGTCCATCCATTTGCAGTTGCTAAGGTTGTATTTAGTCCAAAGGTATTTAGGCTCACCGCATAGTATGTTGGGTTTGTGGTAATTGTCAAAAAATACACATAAAACCCGTTACTTGTTTGTTTTAAATAATGTAGTCTTGAAACCATTATTGAGTGAATAAAATCATTCATGGCGGTTACATCATAAAACCCATCTGGAAAGGTTATTGTGTAAGTCTGGCCATCAAACCAAATATAATCGAATGTATTATTTTGATAAGCGGCGGTTATGTTGAATGTACTGTAATACATAGAAAAAGATGTAAGTGCCAACTTTTGCCCCTTCTTTAAAATTATAGATGTTGGAAATCTATAAGCAAGATTTGAGTTGTTGGTGTTTGGCAAAATGTTTGAACTGTTTAGAATTAAAGTCTTCATTTTAAAAAAAATATATTTTATTATATTATTATATATATATTAAGTTGTGATGAAAATAATAGAAATTGTTAAAAGCCCAAGGAAGGGAAAACGGTATAGGGCTATATTTGACGATAATAGTAAGATAGATTTCGGGCTTGATAATCCGCGATATGGCACATACTTAGATCATCATTCAAAGGAAAAACGGAAGGCATATTGGGCAAGACATTATGGTAGTGAATCGGAAAGAGAATTATTACGTTGGATTATTCCAAGTGCATCGACCCTGTCCGCTTTTCTCCTGTGGGGGACTACTACAGACTTAAAAAAAAATGTAGAAGAATTAAATGATATTTGGGCAAATCAAGAATTTAGGCATTATTAAGTTCTAAAAGATATTCATATGCTTTTGATTTGCTTATACGACTTTCAGATAAAAATTTGAGTATTAGGTTTCTCAATTCTCTTACAACTCCCGCATTATCATTACCCGCCAAAAATTCCCCGTGTAATAATTTAAATCTATCCATTTCCTGTTTTTCATTTTCCAATGAGTTCATTCTTGGCAAATTTAATTTATCAAATACTCCAGAGAATATAGCAAGTTTTTCAAACATTTGTTTTTCATCTTCTGGTACATGTTTATGTAAAGATTGCAACGACCGCTTATTTGTCAATAGTTCAAATAAATATTGTTGTAATTCACTGCTTATTTTTTTTGATGGGAAATTTGGATTAACTGCCAAACTCTTATATACGACTTGCAATATTCCCTTTTTAAGTTGTCTCATATTTATGGCAAACTTACCAAATGCAATATATCTGTTTTCTCGATCATCGTATTTTTCATAATCATCTTCAATACCGCTTGCAATTTTATGTGGTTTTGCTCTTGGTTCTTTTTTTGGCTTACTAATACTAATCGGCTCTAATTTTAATTCTTCATTGTAAATAGTATATGGGTCATCAGTTTTAAGCCCTCTTCCCAGTCTTATTGGTTTTAGCCCTGTTGTCTTTGGCTTAGTGGCTTTATGTTCTTTATGTTCTTTATGTTCTTTTTTAATACCAGCGCCCGCTTTTCTACCACTTATAATAATTGGGGTTCCAGTAGTTCTTATAAATGTAGCAACTTGTGTAGAGCCTATTTTTGGTATTCTACCTTTTGTAACCATATCTTTGAATAATTCATTACCATTAATCATATCACCAATTTGTTCTAAATCTTTAAAATTGAGTCTTGCTTTTACAAGTTCTCCAGTCAATGGTGAGTTTGTTGTAATTTCAACAATACCAAATGTTCTATTTTTACCGCCCTTTTGTTCGTGCACCACAATACCAAAACTAACACCCTCTAAATCAATTAATCGGATTCCGTGCGGTGATGGTTTTGATGGGACACTTAAAGCCTTTTTACCTGCGGCCAATGGGGGAGATACATAATCCAAAATAGCGGCAAGTTCGGATATTGTAGTTATTGGGACTCCGCTATCTAAAAAACTTGGGGGCATACCACCCGCTGGAACTGGTGCTGGAACTGGGACTGGTGGTGCTGGAGCTGGTGGTGCTGGAACTGGAACTGGTGCTGGCGGTGGTGGTGGTGGAGGTGGCGCCATTCTTCCAACCGCAATTGGTAAATCAACTTTTAATAATTGGTTTAATGTAGCAATTGTTCTTGGTGTTAAAGTCCCTAATTTTTTCTCTAATGTTTTTAACTTTTGGGCATTTGATGTTTTTTGGTCAGCAACAATTTTAATTACTCCTTGCATATTTGGCAAAGGCTTTAATAGATTTAATAGCATCTGCATAACTTTAAATCCTTCTACTGGATCAATTCCTCCTAAAAGTGCATCAATATCTGCAAATGCTGTGGCATCTGGCAATTCGGCAATTAATGTGGTTAATATTGGCGTTAATGCTGATGCTGGGGTTAGCCCACCCGTGGCAGTTAATTTTGCTTCTAAGTCTCTTATAAATTCGGACACTAAAATTAATTTTTGCAAGTCTCCTGTTGTTGTTATTAAATTATCTTGTGCATATGCAAGATTATTTGGCACTCCACTTGATGCGGTCAATACATCTAAATATTTATGTAGGTATTCAATAAAAAATGCTGGTGATGAATTCTTAACATCAAAACGACTATCAAAATCGGCCTTAATTTGTGGGTATGCTCTATTAAATGCAATACGACCGTCCAAATCCAAATTACTTGATATTTCGTGTGCTTCACTCGACTTAAATCCCAAATCCAACAAATTCTCAATTGCTTTTCCCGCTTGATATGTTCTATCCTCGGCCAGTTCAGTTGCTGTTTTTCTATCTGGAGCCACTGGCATTATTCCCTGCTTTATATCCGCTCGTTGTTTAGATATATTGGTCATATTATCTACGGCCGCCTTTCTGATAATTTGGTCTCGCAAAATTCTTTCATCAATTTTTAACTCTTTTGCCATCTTAAAAAAAATTTTAGTTTTAATATTATTATATATTTAACACAATAAAAAAATATCGAAAATAAAATATTAATCCTCACCATCATCTTCGATTTCAAAAAATTCCGTAAAGTTATGCCTGAATCTCTGTTTAGGATCGCCTTCTAAATCAATAAGCATAAATCCTGTTTTTTCCTTCGTGCAATAATTGTATATCTCTATCAATTTCTTTTTATCTATACCCAAAGAATATTCTTTTGCAATCATAACTAAATTTTTCATACTGGATACCTGCTTTATGATAAGATAAGTAAGGTTATTCCTGATCATCTTCGGCACGGCATAATAAGACTGTGAAATATAAACCATACTTGCATTTTTCTTTCTGGCTCTAATAAAATATTGTTCCATAGGCTTTTGGTTTCTCTCACCAACTAAATCATCCATGACAATAAGAGATTGTATATCTTTATCTAACTTATCAATCTCGGGCAAGTTCTCAACACCTTCTCGGACTTCTATTTCTTTAGTATCTTTAAATTTATCTTTAACCCAATTATAAATAGGCTCATCACTATTCTTTGTTATAATATATATTTTTTCAAATGTATCCGCCATAACTTTTATTAAATTCATTAACGTCTGAGTCTTACCACTTCCAGAACTTCCTACGATTATAGCTCGGAATGGTATAGAAATATGATGTATATCAAAATGTGGATTATGGTAATGTTTTATAAACTTCTTGGGCATATGCTCATACCAATTAACAAGTTCTCCCGTGGGTTTAGCCCCCGCTGTTTTTGCCCTTCTTGACATTTAAAATTTTATCTTTAAATATTTTTTCAAAAAGTATATTGTATTATATATAAATATATTTATTATTGAAAAAATAAAATAATGTCGGTTCAACCTCCACCAACAAATACGAATGGGGGATTTAATCAAGGCGACTGGACAGACCCAAATGCTCCAGTAAATCAGCAATATTTAGCCGAGAATTATTTGCAATTTCCAGCGGCACAAGGGGCGGAAACATTAGCGACTACAACAATAAGCGGAACATTGACCGCACAAGATAATGCAACTTTTAGTGATGTTACATTCTTTAATGGAGATTCTACATTTTCAGAAAGTGTTATCATTAATGCAAATACTGGAAAAACAAATACATGTTCTATTAATATACCCACTACAGTTACAAGCACTATAAGTTTAGGAGGCTCTGCCACGGCGACAACACAACCAAGCGGAAATAATACAACATCCGTAGCGACAACTGAATTTGTTCAAAATGCTGTGCAAGTGAGTGGGGTTCAAACAACGGATACGCCATTATTATGGAGTGGCAATAATACTTGGCAAACAAATATAGGAAATTCAGGATATACATTTCCATATGGATTAAATGCTGGTTGGAATGCTTCTGCGGGTAGTGGCGATTGTGATTTAATTGCTATTGGTGGAACTACTGGCAACCCTTTAACTGGTGGCCTTAATGTTTATTTAGCAACTGCGCCAACAACCATAACACCCGCAACTGTCCCAAAGTTTCAGGTAAATGCAAATAATGTAAATATACCTGCAGGCTCAACTTATAATATTAATGGTGTTAGTATTACCGCCAATAGTGCTCTGTTAAATGGAGGCACAAGTGGTGCGCCACAAATATTCACAGGTTATGATTTATTTGAAAATCAAACCACTTTTAATGGGGACAATACAACAGTTCAAAATACGGGCATTATTAAATTTACAAATGCAAATACTGGATCAATTGGCACATTATATCAAGATGCATCGGGCGGAAATGATATGACATTATGGTCAAGTAATACAACGGGAGGTTTGACGGTTAGAAATCCATCATATTCTTTTACTGTAAACCCTACATCAGGAAACGTAGCAACTTTTACTAATCCAGTTGCATCGGCTTATTCTATTACTGGTGGGAGTTTTATATCAAGCCAAACAACACTTAAACAAGACCCAAATTTTAATCCTCAAATTTTCTCATTACAAAATACATATGATGGAACTCAAGG